CGGCATTTAGCTGGAAGATTGCGGATGGCGACGAAATGCGCGCCAACGCCACGACCGGCGAGCAGGAATTGCGCTGGAAGCACGGGCAGGGATGCTGGGTTGTCAAGTTTTCGACCACGCTGCCAATCGCATCGGCAAAGTTCATGGGCGGCGTGCCGACATATTGCGACCCGAGCGAGATCAAGCGCGGGTATTACGTCACCGTGCCGTTCTCGACATCTGCCAACGGCAACATGGACCACACGGCAGGGGTCTATCTGAACCCCCAGACCGTTTGCCTTGTCGGCTTTGGTGCTGAGATTGTCGGCGGCCCGACGCTGGAACAGCAACTCGGCGCAGGTCCGGGTGAGTATATGCCAGCAGGTATGACCCAGACCCCGCAACTGCCGAGCGGTGCTGCGCAGGCCCCCGCGCAGCCCGCACCGGCAGGTATGCCCGCCCCCAGCCGCAGCCCTCTGGTATGCCGACGCCTGCACCGGCACCTGCCGCGCCGCAGGGTATGCCCGGTGCCCAGCCACAGACCGCACCGCCACAGACGGCACCCGCGCAGTATGGCGGTTATATGGCCCCCGCCGCAGGCGGTATGCCTGGAACGTCACGTCAGGATTTGGACGACGAAATCCCATTCTGATACGACACCGGGCGGGCTGTAATGGCCCGCCCGTCACACACAACAGGGAGACTGACACATGACACAATTCAAGCCCGGCGACCGCGTAACGCACAATCCGACCGACGCTAGAATGGACGCTGGCCCAAGTATACGGTGTGGTTCCAGCAGGCTCCAATCCATGGACATTCGGGCTTGCCATCGACTGCACGCTGATTTGCGGCTGCACCACGACAGAAGAGCGGGAAGCCTGCACCATTCCGTGCGACGCGGTGGTGCTGTAACGTAATGCACAATGACTTCCCCTACGATCTGGAATCCTACCCGAACGTATTCAGCGCGGTAATCGTCCACGCTGCCAGCGGCACGGAGTGGATCTTCGAGGTATCCGACCGGGTGAACCAATCCCGGCAGTTGCTTAATTTCATTCGCACTATGGGCCAGCATCCCAGCAATCGGATGGTAGGTTATAACAACGTCGGGTATGACTATCCGCTGTTGCACGCTCTGTTGCGGTTTGACTCGTTTACCGCAGCAGACGCATATCAGATATCCATAGGCATCATTGAGACGCCGTGGAATGACCGATTCAAAAATAACGTTTGGGCGTCTGACATGATCGTGCCGCAAGTCGATCTGTTCAAGATCCACCACTTCGACAATCAAGCCCGCATGACCAGCCTGAAGCAGATCGAGATTGCCCTACAGCTTGCGCACGTTGCGGACCTACCATTTCCGCCCGGCACGGTCCTGAGCGACGATCAGATACCGCAATTGCTTGGATACAACCGGCACGACGTGGCCGCCACGCTTCGGTTCTGGCAAGAGTCGGCGGCAGCTTTGGCGTTCCGTGACGAGATGTCTGCCGCACTGGACCAGGACCTGACCAACGTCAGCGATTCGACCATCGGATCGAAAGTGTTCATCTCCCGCCTGAACCAAGCTCAGCCCGGTATCTGCGGCAAGTCTGGATCGTGGCAGCAAACACCCCGCGCGCGCATCCCGTTGGCCGATTGCATTTTTCCATATGTGCGATTCCGGACGCCCGAGTTCAACACCGTGCTGGACTATCTGCGCGCCAAGACCATCACCAAGACCAAGGACGCGTTCGATGATCTGACGGCCACCTGCCACGGCCTGAAGTTTGTGTTCGGCACCGGCGGTATCCATGGCGCGCAGGACGGCACCACCTGGCGCAGCACGCCGGACCGCGTGGTGCAGGGCCGGGACGTGCGCAGCTATTATCCAAACCTGGCAATCGCAAACCGTGTTTATCCGGCGCACCTGTCTGACGTGTTCTGTGACATTTACAAAGACGTGTATGAACAGCGGATCAGCCTGCCAAAAAGCGACCCGCGCAACAAGGCTTTGAAGCTGGCCCTGAACGCGACCTATGGGAACTCGAACAGCACCTTCAGCCCGTTTTACGATCCGCAATACACTATGACGATCACAATCAACGGACAGCTATTGCTGTGCATGCTGGCCGAGAGGCTGGCGGCCATCCCGTCGCTGGAATTGATCCAGGTCAACACCGACGGGATTGAATACATTGTCGATCGGAACAGGGTGGGTGAGTGCGACGTGGTGTCGGCGGAATGGGAAAAACTGACCGGGCTGGAATTGGAGTCTGAAGATTATGCCAGCTTCCACCAGCGGGACGTAAATTCGTACGTGGCGATTGATGCGCGCGGCGGCGTGAAGTGCAAAGGCGCGTTCGAGTATCAGCACGGGCTGGGCTACGGCGACGGGTGGCACAAAAACCAGTCGTGCAAGATCGTGCCTATGGCGGCTGAGGCGTATCTGGTGCGCGGCGTGCCGGTGGCCGATACCGTGGCGGCCTGCACCAACGCTTTCCATTTCATGCACACGCTGAAGGTTCAGCGCAACGACAGGGTGATGCTGGGCGGCGATCTGTCCGATTACGAATGCCAGTGGACGCCATCAGACGCCAAGGGGCGGCCCGTGAAGCGCAAGATGCACAGCGGCGGGGTGGCACAGCAGCGGACGGGCCGATACTACGTCACAGCGCAGGCTGGCGCGCAGTTGTGGAAGATCATGCCGCCCCTGCCCAAGCTGCCAATGCACGACCGGCCCCAGGCGATTGCCAAGGGTGAAACGGTGCTGATGTGTAACGATTTATATGACTTCGATTGGGCGTTGCTGGATCGGGATTATTATGCGCGGGCCGCTTGGGACTTGGTTCTCAGCACCGGCGGGTGATGGGGAGGATACACCCGCCGGGCCGAGGAACACGGACACTGTGCATTATTTTCGGCAGCGGCGCAATGGGGTGTTGACATGGGCGGTAATAGAGGGTAATAAGGATGCAGAGAGACACACCGATAGGAGACAGACAGATGACCATTCAGCCTTGGGAAACCAACGCGGCAGCCGTAGCCTACCAGTTTATGACCGCAGGTGGACTGAACACCCCGGAGCAAATCACGGATCTGATTGGCGACCGTAGCGTAACCGAAGCAGCCGCATCATTAGCAGACGAGGCCGCGGAAAATTGGGATCTGCATGTATCGCCCGCGGATCTGGCCGAAGCGATTGCCGACTTCATCGAGACCAGGCCCGACATCGACGCAGCATAAACATCCCATCACCAACAGGAGACAAGACAATGACCGATTTCGCACTGAACCACGAAGGCAAATGGCGCGACGGCGAAGCGCCAAAAATCAGCGGCGCTACATACGTTGTCAGCTATGACCAGACCAATCAGGCTTACCACATCGACAAGTCCGATTATGATGATTTTGTCGAGTGGGTCGCGGTGACTTGGGAGACAGACTACAAGCCGCGCGAAGAAGACGAGGAAGCCGAAGATTACCTTGAGCGCATCGACTGCTCAATCAGGGAGGTTTGAGGTATGACCCTCACTCGCCCACGCAAGGCGCGCATTCTTGAAAAGGCCGGTCTGCGATACGTCGCAGGCTGGTTGCCAGTCAAACGAGCCGTTGCCGTGCAGGATGATATTGAATTAGCGCAGGAACACGTTACCTTGGCGCTTGCGACCATAAAGGAAAAGTCATGATGCCGATGGGACTTCGACCTGATGTTAATGCCGAAAGTGTCAGACGTTATAATGTGACGCGCGACTTTCGGCATGGAACACGGGGTGAAAGCGCAGCCCGTTGCATCGGCCCTATCACTAAGGGGTGCGATATTTTCGGGCTGACCAAGGGTGACTTTTCCATGATCGACATTCTGCGCCACATAGCGCGGGAAATCGGTCCGTGTCGAATTGATATCGGGACATGGACAGCAGCTGCCGCAGAAGTTAAACAAGCGTTTGACATGCTTGGTGACAAAAATATTCTGACAATGCGTTGGCTTGTGGACCGCAGTTTTCCGGCACGTCAGGGAAAATACTATCGCAGCCTGCTAGATAAATTTGGGCAGGATAGTGTTCGCCTGGCCCGGTTCCACGCCAAATTCATCTTGCTTGAAAACGATGACTTCAGCGTTGCTGTGCGCACGTCTATGAATCTGAACTTGAACGCGCGGATTGAATTTTACGAGTTGAGCGAGGGAAGCCCAATCGGGGTATATCTCAAGCAAGTTGTGGATCATCATTTTGCACAACCGCCTGCCGATAGCTATGGCGCGTTTAAGGATTTTGACATTGTCGACCAAGTGAAAGTTGAGCAGCCTCAACAGCGACTGAGCGGGTGGGATTGATGGCGAGGGGGAAACTCTACGTACCGAGCGACACTGACCGCACTTTTGTTGAGCGCGCAGTTATGGCAGGAACGCCTATTGAAAAGATCGCAGGATGCCTGAATTTGCATGACGACACGCTGCGCAAGCATTTTCGATACGAAATAATGACCGGGCGTGAACGGCTGAAAGGTGACGCTATCCGAGTGCTGACCGACAGCTTGACCGATAATAGCCTAGATGCTGCAAAATTCGTGTTGGGTAGAGTTGCCGGTTGGACAGAGAAAAGTGTGGTTGATAACACGTCAAGCGACGGCAGCATGACACCAACTCGGATCGTGATCGAAGCTGCAAAGTCTGATGACCAGCGCGACGATTAAATTGCCGGAAAAGCTGGTGCCGGTCTTTGCCGCACCACGAGGCTCTGTCAGCTACCGT